ACTTAATAAGCACAAGTTGAGAGAAATGTATGAGGCTATAGTACCTCTGATTAGCCATTCAAGTGTCATGTTAACACGAAGCCTATACGGAAATATCTACAAAATAGGTGGTGATTTTATGGACGACGTTAAGAATCCTACCGTGCCTATTGGAATGATGTTTATTTCTAGTAGTGACGCGACATTCAAAGGTGAATTAGGTGAATACATCAGGAGCAATCTATGAGTCGATATACTTTCGTGGGGAATTTCATATCTGAATCCTCATCTGAGTCTCAGTATGCAAAACTTCTTGAGAAGATGGGACATAAGATATATAGAATCCAAGAAAGTGGAGCAAGACGTGAAAAAATATGGCGGGAGTCACTAAGGAGTGATGCTCTGATTTTCATCCACACGCATCACTGGTCTACCCGTGGGAATATAAGCTTTGAAGATCTGTTCTTAGGACTTAAGAAAGCTGGTATACCAACATTGTCATATCATTTAGACCTATATCTTGGATTAGGTAGACAGACAGACCTAGAAACTGACCCATTCTATAAGAATATTGAGTATTTCTTCACTGTCGATAAACTGATGGCGGACTGGTTCAATGAAAATACTAGCGTCAAGGGTGTTTTTCTTCCTGCTGGAGTGTTCGACGACGAAGCATACATGCTACCTCCTAAACGTGTAAGTTATGATATTCTATTCACTGGTTCGTCTAATTATCACCCAGAATATCCTTTTCGCCAGCAACTTATCGCTTTTTTGAGTGAGACGTACGGAGATAGATTCCTACACGTTGGTAAAGATACAGTGATGGGTAATGTACGAGGTGAGGCACTTAATCAACTCTACGCTAATGCAAAAGTAACGATAGGCGATACGTTGAATATTGGATTCAGCTACCCCTGGTACAGTTCTGACAGATTGTTCGAGGTTACGGGTCGTGGCGGATTTCTTATTTACCCTGATATTCAAGGACTCGACACCTTCTTTAAGCGAGACAAAGAAGTGGTGTTTTATAAGCATGGTGATCTCACTGACCTAAAAGAGAAGATTGATCACTACCTCAATAACGAATCTGAGCGGGAGGCAATTCGCAAGGCGGGATTTGAGAGAACGAAAAGAGATCATCTTTATTCGCATAGGTGGAATTTTATTTTGGAGACGATAAAGAAATGATAGACGTTGTATACCTTCCACATCCAGGATTAGATCAACTTATGGTAAGAGATTTACTTAGTAACGCTATGTGGTCTCCAGTAAATGCTTATGAGTTTAACGAAACCACGATAGATAAGGTGAAAGACGGATGTATACTGGTAGTTCCAGGTGCTGTTCAGAATGCTCGACGAATAAACATGCTTATTGCGAACTTTAGATGGGTTGTTATCTTCAACGTAAGTGATGAAACTAATATCTTTGAAATAGATAAACTAAACCATCCTAATATGAAGATATGGCTACAGACACCCAGGGCTGATATTACATACAATGCTAGGGTTTTTGGGGTAGGTTATGGGTATGCCAGGGAATATGCTAAAGGTCTTGAGTCAGAATATCTCGATAAAAGTATTGATGTCTTCATAAGCGGTCAAAATACCCATGCAAGAAGGAATATGGTATTTAAGAGGTTGCATGAGTTTAAAGATAAACATAAAGACTTGAACATTCACATAAACGAAACAGCAGGCTTCACCCAAGGCTACTCGCAACAGATGTACTTTAACCTCTTAGCGCAGTCAAAAGTAGCCCCTGCCCCAAGCGGTGCCTTCTCACCAGATAGCTTTAGAGTGTACGAAGCGTTAGAGTTAGGATGTATTCCTATCGCGGATGAAGTTAGTCCAAAGTTAGAGCACAACTCAGAAGGATATTGGGAAAAGTTATTTCATTCACCGGTTCCTATACTAAGAGACAGCAACGTATCATCACTTATTAACGATTCATTGAAAGATTATCAGATGAAAGCAAACCAAATATTCGCCTGGTGGATAGGACAAAAAAGAAAGTATGCGTATGATTTGCAAAGAGATATTGCTTTGACTTCATTACAAGGAGTTGAGAGCACAGATAAATCCTTACTAACTGTGATCGTACCGGTCTCTCCGTGGAAGTCTCACCCTGATACGAAGAAGCTTGAAGTTACTATACAAAGTATACGAAGACATTTACCAGACTGCGAGATCGTTATAACCTTCGATGGTGTACGGGCAGAACAAGAAGATAGACGTGAAGACTATAACGAATTCGTTAAAAGAATGTTGTGGAAGATTAACCACGAGTACACTAATGTCCTGCCTCTTATATTCCTTGAACACACTCATCAAGTAGGAATGATGCGAGAAGCTTTGAAATATACTAAAACACCACTCGTAATGTATGTGGAAGGCGACTCCCCGCTAGCAGACGAAGAAATAGACTTTAAAAAGATAACCAACAGACTATTGAACGGTACTGATGTAGTCCGTCTTTACAATAAGGAGTCTATCCCAGAAGAGCACAAGTACCTCATGCTATCAGAGGTGGAAGATGAGTTTATTAAGACAGCACAATGGTCACAGCAGCCGCATTTAGCAACGAAAAATTTTTATGAAAGGGCGTTGCAGTACTTCGGTAAGGATGCAAAAGCTTTCATTGAAGAGAGAATATATTATATTGGCGTAAAAGAAGCGCGAAAGGGAAACTGGAACATGGAGATATACTTACCGAAGGATGGGAAACCACGATCGTATCACCTAGATGGACGCGAGGGTGAAGACCAGTATTTAGGAAGTCAGGTATTCTAATGACTTCTCCTGTTTTAGCTATAATAGGTGGCATATTGTTTACCTTAGTCATAGTCTTTCTTGGCATTATACTACCAATAATCATTATGGGGGCTTCATGATTAAGCTGGGAATAATTGCGAGATCGGACTACTCAGGCCTTGCATATCAGACTCTTGCCCTTACAAAGCTACTCAAACCTAAAAAGGTTTTATTGATAGATTCAACGCCTTTTAACGGACGAGAGCAACACCCGGACTGGTTTAAGAACTTTACGATGACTAATGGCTTCGCTACTGATGAAGAAGTTAAGGAGTTTATTAAAGACCTTGACGTAGTCCTTACCTGCGAAGTACCGTATAACGATAACCTCTATAAGATATGCAGAGAAGTAGGGGTAAAGACAATCCTACAACCGAACGCTGAACTAAACCCGCATATTTTAAACAGATCCCTAGACTTACCTGACATCTTTGTTCTTCCTTCACCTTGGCTAGAAGCTGAGACTAGGGAAATAGGAATCCCGACATATGTAATCAAGCCACCAATCATTGAACCGAGAGCTATACAAAATATAGCAAAGGAAAAAGGGAAGTTAAGAGTACTACACTTCGGAGGACGGAGAGCAGCGGCAGATAGGAACGGAACTGAAATTGTTAGAGCTTTACCAAAGATAGAAGGTATACAGATAGATATCCACGATCAAGGAGCTAATGAAGTTCAAGATCAAAGAGAACTGTACGAACAAGGCTATCACGTTATCTTAATCCCTAGACGCTATGGAGGACTATGCCTTCCAATGCTTGAGAGCCTATCCTACGGCCTCCCAGTCATTATGCCGAACATAGAGCCGAATAGACAGGAACTCCCCCAGGAGTGGCTCACAACAGCTATAAGGGGACCTTCAATAAAAACAAAGCATAGGATTGAAACATACAATGCAGACCAATATGGCATTGTTCAGACCTTAGAACGATTTAGGGATATGACACAGGAGGAATACGAAGCCGAAAGAAGTAAAGCATTTGAATTAACAGAGGCACACAAAGAACAACTGGAACAATGGATAAGAACTATAGAAAGTATAGTAGTATAATAAAGATATGAGAACTACAGACCAAGTTGCGAAGAAAGCACCGAACCCTAGTGGCAAAGGCGGCTTTGGCGATAACCCTGAGAATAGAAACCCAGGAGGCTGGAAGAAGGAAAATACCGCTCGGTACAAACTGGAGCTATTGATACAGATGTCAGACCACGAGCTTGCTACTCTTATTGACGACCCCACTACCCCTCGCTTTGATAAGAACATGGCTATAGCTGTACAAAAGGGTGAGTGGCGCGAGATTGACTCTATGATTAACCAGGTATACGGCAAGCCCAAAGAAAGTATTGATCTCTCTAACCCTGACGGTTCGTTGACGCCTATTGTCCGCATTATCGACTCTCGTATATCACCAGACGAATAATCTTAAAATAAGGGTGCGCCCAGAAACGACTCAGTACAAACTTTATGCTCGAAACAGAAGAAAAGCTTGTCACAAATGAGATATTGATACCAGCTGAGTACGCTCGGCTATTCGATACTGACTGGCGAGAAGCTGCAATACATGGTGGACGTGGTTCACTCAAGTCTCATACTGTGGGGCGTATCCTGCTTATTAGGGCGATGCAGAAGAAAGGTTTATGCGGTTGCTTTCGTGAGTATCAGAACTCTATTTCAGACAGCTCACACGCGCTATTAAAGAGCCTTATTGAGGAGTACAACCTTCCTTATTTCAAGGTCACTAACGACAGCATCATAAACACCAAGACAGGATATTCCTTTATATTTAAAGGACTCCGTAATAATATCCAGTCAGTTAAGTCCATTGAGGGGATGACGGAGGCGTGGGTTGAGGAAGCACAGACCATATCAGAAATATCACTTGATGTTTTGACTCCTACAGTTCGTCTTCCCGGTTCACAGATATTCTACACATACAACCGATTAAAGGATAAAGACCCCATCCATAACCGCCTTGTTATCGAAGGACGACCGAACACTATAGTCATCAATGTAAACTATGATACGGCTATAAAGTACGGCTGGATGTCTGATGTACTCTTCAATGAGATGGAAAGTGACCGCGATAACCGTCCAGAGATCTATAAACACAAATGGTTGGGTATGCCCTCTAACCTCAAAGGACAGATTTATAAGAACTTTAAGAAGATTGAGAAGATACCTACTGATGCCGTTTACCTCGGAGATGGTCTAGACTTTGGATATACAAACGATCCTACTGCAGACATTGAAGTATGGAAATGGAACAACGCGTATATTCTTCATGAGTCTTTATATAAAACAGGGATGCGAAACAAGGAGATCGGACAGCATATCGTTACCAAGAAGCACTATTCTCAACAGCTGGTAGTAGGGGATAGCTCAGAGCCAAAGAGTATTGATGACATTAAAGACGAAGGTGTTACCATCATAGGCGCAACAAAGGGCAAGGACTCTGTTAATAACGGCATCCAGCTCCTCCAAGGGCTTGAGATTTACTACACCGAATACAGCCATAACATCGAAGAGGAAGTGCTTAACTACGTGTGGCGTGTCGATAAAGAGGATAAGAGCCTTAACATACCAATAGACGCATATAATCACGCACTTGATGCTGCACGTTACAAAATTATGGACATAGAGAACTTTAGACCTATGGATTATGCTGCACCTGTGTTTGGATAACCGCCACTGGTATACTAAGTATAGATATATTAACCAAGGGAAAACAAAACTTGAAACCTTTTAAAGCAATTAGTAACTTCCTTACTGGAAAAAAAGAAACGAACTATTTCCCCTCAATTCACAGTAGTGATCTAGGGTGGCATTCCCTTGGCTCAGCAACGCACGCACTAGAGACTAACAACTACGACAGTGCGTATCCTTCTATTCGCGTTATCTCTGATCAGTTCATGACAATTGCACCGTATGCTATTGATAAGAACGGCAAGAAGGTCGATGCACGAGTAATTGATAAGCTCTACCACCCTAACCAGCAGTTCAGCTCGGCTCGTTTCCGCAAAGCACTTGCGATCATGGCACTTGTTCACCCTAAAGTGTATCTTTTGGTATGGCACGAAGAAGGTGGTGAAGTAGTACCTGGTGGCGACATTACAAAGGATAACATTGCAGGGTTTACATTCCTTGAAGGTGTTGTAGAGACAGTTATCGACAAGAAGATCGTTTACAACTACGGAACTCACCGTTTCACAGACAAGGAAGTCCTCGTACTAAGTGGTATTAACCCATATGACCTATCTGGCGGGTATTCTCCATCTATTGCTTCTCGTAAATGGTCGACTGTTGCTGATTACGTTGCTGATTACCAAAAGGGATTCTTTGAGAACGGTGCGGTACCTCAGGGAATGTTCACTATTGTCGCGCCGTCTGCTAAAGAATTTAACGACATTGTTAAAAACATGCAGGATAAGCACCGAGGAGCTGGCAAGAATAACAACGTAAGCTACTCACACACGCCTATCGACCCTACGACCGGGAAACCTGCCACTGTTTCTTCTATTACATGGACACCATTTGCAACAACTAACCGTGAAATAGACATTAAGAGCCTCCTCGATCAAGCCGAGAAGCGCATTGACAGTAACTTCGGTGTTCCTGCCTCTATCCGTGGTGTAAATGAGAGTAACACCTACGCAAGTGTCCGTGTCGACCAGGCTATCCTCGCTGAATACGTCGTAGATCCTTTCACCCTTCTTTGCTATGCAGACATCCAACATGGCCTAGACCGAATCACTCGTGGGCTTGGTATTGCGATTACTTACGACTATGAGATCCCTCAAGTAGCTGATGAAGACAAGGTTATTGCTGAAACTAAGCAAATTGAACTTACTATGATAATTGAAGCGACTCAAGCGGGATATACCCTTGATAGCATTGTGGATAGCCTTAAACTCCCTCTCAACTACAAGCTTCTTAAAACTACGGGTAAGCCTCCAGTTATTGAGAACGACAAACCAGACGTAGATGAAGGTGGAGAAGTTGAGACAGCTCCTAATGCTAATGATGTAACAAAAGAGGTTGCGAAAAGCGATACTTTAAAAGCAGTTAGTGAGCAAGAACGGCTCACATACGAACAAAAGCTCTCTGAAGTAGTTCGTCAGCACATGCGAAAGCAGATAGACAAAGCAATTAATGCTACTAAGGCGGTTGCTACGGAGGTTGAAGTAGAAGAATTCACCGACGATATGATGGTATTAATCGTAGAAGGTATGGTCGCAAGTGGCGTCATACAGTACCGAGAGGGAGTGAATCTTCTTCTTAGTGCGGGAATTGTCTCTGGTCAAGTGTCTGCTTTTAAACTTTCTCAGGTTACTATTAGCGACTATCGGGCGTACCTAGAGAACGTAGCCAAGAGTTACACAGATGATACTGCTGTTTCTATCCGTTCAGTTCTCGCCACCGCTAATGAACAAGGCTGGAACCGCGCACAGATGCACAACGCCCTTAGAGGGATTATGAGTACCGATGAATACAGGGTTATCCGCTTAGCTGGCACAGAAGTAAACCGTTCACAGAATCTCGCGTCTATTGACTCAATGCGACAGATCGCAGGTGAGACCGGTGTACAATTCGAAAAAGGTTTCATCCACACTGCTGGAGACACCCCGTGTGAGTTCTGCCAAACTATTCTTTCTACGTGGATTCCACTAGATAAAATGCTTCTGCCCAAAGGAGATA